GGTGTATGAGGGATCATAGTATCCGCGTTGGGATGGTCCGACGCGATAGTGCCGCGCCAGATCGCGCTCGGCTTCCGTCAACGCGATCTGTTTGGGCGCGCCGTCCATCAACACGACATAGGAACCCACCGGCCAAACAGAAGGCTGTACCGCATCCGTTCCACCCTGCCCTCTCAACCGCAATGTAAGGTCATAGGTGTCCGGTGCGACCAAGGCAGCTTCAGCAAACTGAAAAAGCTCCCATTCGCCCGACGTACCATTGCCAATTGCCATCAAGTTTGCGCCGTTCAGCAGCTGATCTGGCGACACCGAGCTCAGATCGCCTCCTGTCATCTGAACCCTCAGGGGTGCCCCGCGGTCCCACCGATCGGATGCCGCCGATCCAAGTGCTGTCAGGGTCTGCCCCATGACCGAACGCGCAGCGATCAGCCGATTCAACGAATATCCCGCATCCATGTCTGACGAATAGACCGCGACCGACCCGGGCCATGGGGTCGCACTTGCCGCAAGGTGGGGCTGGTGCGGCACTTCCTGTCCGCTCATCAACGGCAGATCCAGAAACAGCGAAAATACCGGCACAGGCGGCGCGAAGGACCGCGGCACGACACGTTCTTCGGATTCATCCGACGCTTCATAGACGCCAGGCTCGACCCTGACCGCCTCCAACGAAATCGCTCCCGCCTGCTCCACGCGGTCGATCCGGTATAATGAGCCTTCTCCATCGGCCAGAGCAATGACATCGCCAGCGCCGAGATAGCCCATCGAAGGCGGCAGCGCGAAACGCACCCCGTCACGGGCCACCCGCGCTTCGCTTAGCCACCTTTCCACCACTCGCTGGGCATCAGACCGGGTCAACGCAAGAGAGAACTCTGACTGTGCAACCCCCCTCATTTCCTCATCTGGGAATATTGCCTCAACGGACCGCGCTTCATAATCTCCTTCGGCCTCGACATAGGTCAGCCGTACCCGTCCGGCGAGTTCGGCCTCGGGTCCTCGCGCCGTCTCGACCCAGCCGTCGGTCGATTCCGCAACTGCCAGCCTTTCTGGTCCGATCGTTTCGGTAACGATGCCATTTCGCATCCGGTAGGTCAGAAGGCCCTCACGTTCGAGCGCTTCAAAACCATAGCTCAGCATCAAAGGCTGCAATGCCCCCCGCGCCGAGCCGACCCCGTCGAACGAATAGCCGCGCACAAGCCCAAAAAGTCCCTCCACATCAATGGCTTCAACCCCAGATCGCTGGTTGATCTCTGCGACAACGCTTGACAATGGCTGGGCGGTCGCCCGCCCGTTCAGCCAATGGCCCTTGGCGTAGTTTGCGCCATCCGCCCATATATCGGCATTCGCAGGGAAATAGGGAAAGGGGCGCGCGTCCCAAGCCCATATATGGGTACGGGCGACATCGATCATCGCGCCACTATAGATATCCGAGATCGGATTGCGGACCGGATCCGACCAATAGTCCAGCACGGCCCGCAGATACTGCATCTGGATCAGATCGTCCCTGCGACCGTTTGAAAAGGCAGGTAATCCGGACTCTGACGACTTTGGATCGAGAAAGCGGTTGGGCTCGTTTGTTCCCTTGTCGACCGCCGCACAGCCGATTTCTGTAAACCAGACGGGCTTTGACTTCGGTTGCCACGCGCTCTGGCTGGCCTTCACCCCACCGATCCGGTCGAAATGCTCATTCTCCCACCAAGCCCGGATGTCTTTGTAGCGATAAACCCAAGGCTCGTTATAGGCGCCATCGGTGATCGGTGTCCGGATCTGCGCATCGCGATGTGCCTGGCTTGAGTAGTACCAGTCAAACCCCTCGCCACCTTCGATATTCGATTGCAGGTAGGCAAGATCATAGATCGCACCCCAATGCGCATCCGCATGATCCTGCCCGTCCCGCCAATCCGAAAGGGGCATGTAGTTGTCAATCCCGATGAAATCGACGTCGGGATCTGACCACAGGGGATCAAGATGGTAGTAGAGATCGCCCTCCGGCGACGAATAGCTCGAATACTCGCTCCAATCCGCCGCATAGCCGATCTTGACCGTCGGGCCGAGGACAGAGCGTACATCTGCAGCAAGCGTGCGCAGCGCCTCAACCGCTGGAAAGCTGTCTCCGCCCCCCCTGATCTGCGTCAGACCGCGCAATTCGGACCCGAGGCAAAAGGCATCGACGCCACCGGCTGCTGCGCAAAGATGCGCATAGTGAAGGATAAACCGCCGATACGACCACTCTGCCGGGCCGGAATAGCTGATTACGCCCCCGTTATTCGCAAAGTCCGAAACCTGTGCCGATCCAAAAAAGGCCGCCACTTCGACGTCTGCCGCAATGCTCCGATCAGGCGAAGCAGGGGTGCCGGGCGCAGACGAAAGCGTGATCCGCCCTCGCCACGGCAATTCGGGTTGATCAGCTGCACCGCTCCACGGGTCTGACAAACCGTTGGCGGCGAGCTGCTCCATCAAGATGAACGGATAGAACACAACCGACTTTCCAGTGGTTGCCAGTGCCTCAATCGCCTCGACAATCGCGGCGTCGGCCGGTGTGCCGCCATAGACGGGGCGACCGCCACTATCGCGCACGACTTCCGCAGCGCTGGCCCGTCCAATTCCGCCTGATCGCCAGGGCATGCCGACACCGTCATTGGTCGCGTCTTCCACCTTTGGCTTCAGCCTGCACAACCCGCAGCGCAGATCGTCTCCGAACCATGCCGCGACCAGCGAAACGGAATTGCAGTTCGGCAATTCTTCATTCAACGCATCAAGCGACACCGAAAAGTCGGTCTTGCCGCCAGGCGAATGAATATTGGCCGAAAGGTTGGACCCAATACCTGTGGAATAATGAACGGGCGTCGTCGCCAGTGAATATTCGCCCGTGCCAGGTATCAAGGCGACCCCACCAATCCCGTGCGTCAGATCCGGAGCAGTGTCGATACCGGGGCCTTGCGCGGGCCGCGTCACTTCAAAGGAAAACTGCGGTACGCGGTTGCCGAATTGGCCCAGCTCCAGATCCTCGAACACTACATAGGCAACGCCACGATAGGCCGGGACCAGCCCGGACCCTTCCACCGCTTCAATCTTGGGATCCGGCAACTGGTCTTCCGAGCCGGTGTAGACGCGCATCGTCACATCATCAGGCGATATCTCGACGCCATCGGCCCAGAAACGACCCACGCGAATGATTTCGCCTTCGCAAAGCGCCACGGCCAAACTGACCGAATAGGAATACTCAGTGACCCGTGGGCTGGGCGCCGCCCCCTTCCCTCCCCCACCGCTTTTCTTGGTGGTTTCAAGAAAACGCGACGCCCAGATAACTTGCCCCGCTACCCGCATGCGCCCCCAGACGGCGCCGATCGGCGCACCTTCCGAAGCCCCTGAAAGGCGAAACCGGTCGATTTTCCCGGTCTCGATCGCCTGGGACCCCGATCCCAACAAGCGCTGATCAATGACCTGACCGATGGTTGCGCCGACCGCACGCCCGATTACAGCCCCTGAAAGCCCAAGAAGCGAACCGCCAAAACCGGCGCCAACCGCTGAACCAGCGGCTGCAAGCAAAATGGTCGCCATACCGACCCTCCTTCAGGGAAATTCGAACCGCGCCACAACCCGGCGCCGCCAAGGCAACGAAAGCGGACTTTCGATCACCCCGTGCCCGGAATAGGCGTGAATAAACGTCGTCTCTTGCCTCTGCCCGGCGGCAAGCCCCAGGTGTTTCGCAACTGAACTATCTCTCATGCGAAACAGAAGAACTTCACCGACACGTACCGGGGTGCGGGGATCGCATGAAACCAGATGCCGCATTGCGGCCAGCCAAAGCGTCTCTTCGCTCCCAGGTTCGGACCAGTCGCGTGTATATGCCGGCATTTTTTCCGGCTCGGTGCCGTAAAGCTCTCGCCAGACACCACGCAAAAGCCCAAGGCAGTCACTGCCTGCGCCACGGGTAGAGGCTTGATGACGGTACGGCGTTCCGATCCAACTCCGCGCTATTTCAACCGCGCGCGGTCCTCGCTCCGTCATCCCTTCAGGCTCCCGCCATCATTGATTCCGGCAGACAGAGGGTAAGACATGAGCCAGTCTTCGCCTGGAATGTCGGGAAATCCCCTGAAATTCGCCAGATTAGCAAATTTCAACCGGCACGTATCGCTGCGCCGATCGCAACCGGCCTCGATCCGGATCATGTCACCCGCAGCCGGCATCGCCCCGAGCGAATGCCACAACTCGATCTCTCTCATGGTGCCTTTGT